GAGCGCCAACTGACCTCGGCGACAATGGGGCTTCGGGCCTGTCGCGACCTTGGGTGGGCTCTGGCGGTCGGGTGCGTGGGGGTGGGGGTGGCGGTCTTTCTACGCTTTCGACGGGCAAACGCCTCCTAGGGGCACGCAGAGGGGTCAAATGGGGTAGCCCGTAGGCCGTCAAGGGTGGCTTCTTAGGGGTAGAACGGGGGCTTTATAAATAGTTTAGATAGGCATTGACGGCAGAACCTAAAGGACTCAGAAAGGAGGAGTACCAAATACACCAAGCCATGAAGACCACCAAAAAAATCCTAACCCTCAAGCAGTGGATTAAGCGCTTCGACGCCATCCTCGCCAATACCCAGAGCGAATATGACAAGGCATATGAAAACTTCCTCTATGCTCAAGACGGCATCAAGTCCGGTAAGCCTACCGATTTTGACTGGGCTGGATACTTGGCTACGGCTGAAAACAATTTCAACTACTACAAGCAGCAGTTGGACCTCCATAAGTATTGGATCAAGACTGCTGAACGCTCTTACCCCGGCTATGTCCGCATGGAAAAAGAATATAACCCTCGCTAACCCCCAACCACCCAACCCATGAAACTCCTCCTCGCCCTCCTGGCTGGTCTTGCCCTCGCGGGCTACATCCTCGCCCTCGCCGACGGCCCCAGCCTCGTCGACATCATTAACAAGTACTAAGCCATGACCGAAAAAGAAGCTGAAGCCTTTAAGCATCGCATCCACGTCAAGGCATGGAAAGCCCGCAACCCCGAAAAGGTTAAAGCCTACAAGCGTAAGCAATACCTACGACGTAAAGCCCGACTCAAACAATCCACAAACTAATCACACCCATGCCAGACCCTCTCGCCATGTCCCCCGATATGCTCGCCTCACCGGCTCATGTCATCCGCGGCCTCTCCTACCAAATCGCCTACGCTCGGGACCGCGTCCTGCAAGGCGACTGGACGGAGAAGTACGCCCTCGGTCGCATCAAGGTATGCGCCGCCGTTGCCGAAGAGAACCTCCGCGAGTCTCACAACTGCATGGCGGTCTCCATCTACGCCAACCTCACCACCGGGTGCCGTGCCCTGTTCACTTGGACCTATGTTGATCGCAACGGCGAGAAGGACTCGGGCTCCGTTCACCCGACCATCGACGGACGATGAGAAACCTAGCCCTGCTCCTCGCGGCCTCCACCCTTAACGCCGTCACCCCTGGACAAGTCGAGGCCATCATCTTCGTCGAGTCTTCCGGCAACCCCAAGGCCATCGGCCGTCTCGGTGAGCGTGGGCTCTGTCAGTTCTTCCCTGCTGCGTGGGCCGATACGACCCGCTGGCGTGCCCGCCACGGCCTCCCGACCTACGGGTACTACTCGTGGGCCTTGGACGAAGGGGTAAGCCGTGAATACGCGACGTCTTGGCTGACCCTCAACGAGGAACGTCTGACCGCCCGACTAGGCCGACCCCCTACAATCGGCGAACTCTACGCCGCCCATCAACTCGGCTTTGCGGGCTTTGCTTCTAAAGGGTTTGACCTAAGGAAATGTCCGACCATAACCCGAGTCGTCGTGGCTCGACTTGAGCGCGACCCTAGAACTAAATGACCAAGCCTTTAATCGTTGCCGTAGACCCCGGGCAAAGCGGAGCCATCGTCTGGACCCAAGACTTCGTCGATATCCAAATCGAGAAGATGCCACCGAACGATGTAGAGGTCGCTCAGCTGATGGCGTCCTTTCATGTCCTGGCTAAAGACGTTGTGATCTACTTGGAGGAACCCTCCACCGCCGGCTACGGCCCGCTCATCCCCGCGTCCTCCATCGCCCGCCTCGCCCAGAACTTCGGCCTTATCTACGGCGCCTCAATCGCTATGGGGTTCTCGCTCCGACGCACCAAGCCCCAAGCGTGGCAAGCCGCTCACGGCCTCGGCAAAAAGAAGGACCACGGCAAGGGGTGGAAGAACCACCTAAAGGCAAAGGCCCTTGAACTGTACCCTAACCTCGACGTGACGCTCGTTAACGCCGACGCTCTCCTAATCCTTGACGCTGCTCGACGCGGCGCCATCAACTGACCCCCTTCCCATGCAAAAGAAACTCTCCAAGAACAACCCCGAAGCCAAGGCCCCTGCCTCCTACCGCGAACTCTCCGGCTCGTCCTACATCGTATTACAGGACGGCACCGTAGCCCGTAAGTTAAAGCCCCGCACCCTCACCGGCTCGACCCGCTATTGGTTCCTGTCCCACGAAGGCCGCCTCCGTTGCGTCTCGCAGTCAACGGTGGACCAGATGACTACTTTCCCCTAATCAACATACACCAACCCACACACACAAGCCATGAGCAAAGTAACCCAACCCCTGGAGCAATCCAATCCCTACGCGGACGTCATCGCCGCCCTGTCCAAGATGGAGAACGTCGGTGCCAACCGCATCAACCCTGCGTTTAAAGGTTCACGCTACGTCTCGCTCGACGCCCTGCTCGACGCGGTGAAGCCCGTCCTCGCTGAGCATAACCTTGCGCTGATCCAAACGCTCGAGACCGATGAAGGCAAAGTCGGCGTCTCGACTTCCCTGCTGCACACCTCCGGGCACGCCTTCTCCTTTGGGCGACTGATGGTCAAGGCCGACGGCTTAACGGCTCAGCAGATTGGCGGGGCTGTCACCTACATTCGCCGGCAGTCTATCCAAACGGCTTGCGGTATCTCCGTAGACCTCGACGACGACGGGCATCAAGCCTCCGCGTCTAAGCCCGAAGCGTCCAAGGCCTTTATGGGCAACCCTAACCTTGAGGCCGCCGCCGTGGAAATCCTCGTGGGCAAAGGCTGGCTCAAGCCTGGACAAGGTTTGAAAGACCTCTCCGCTGAACACTTGTCCGTCCTTAAAAACAACGCCTTCCAACAGGCCGTAACCAACTCCGCCAAATGAACATCGACGACATCATCGAGTCCGCCCAGCTGAAGGGCCGCGTCATCGCCCTCAACGCTCAGGTCGAAACCCTCACCGCTGAGGTCCGTTGCCTCGAAGCCGTCATCCGTTCCCACGAGCGCGTCGACTGCCTTACGGTGGCTAACCTCAAGGCCGAGGTGGAGCGTCTAGAGTCTGACCTCAAGTTGGAGAAGGAGAACGAAGACCGCCTCGTCCGTCTTTGGCAGACGGCTAACAACGAAGTCCACGGGCAGAGGTCGCAAATCGCCGCCTTGATTGATAACCAGACCCGGCTCAAGGCCGAGGTCGAGCGTCTCAAGGAGGGCAAGCAGTCGTGAGCGCTACGACGGAAGGCACGGGGCAACCCATCAACGTCATCCTCGCCGACCACACCGTCATCCTCATGTGGATCATAAAGACCGAGGCCATCCGGCAGTATTCAATCTCGGACATGAAGCACGTTGAGGTCGAACTCGCTGACTTCGAGGCCGTCATCCTCGCCAAGCAAGCCAAGTTCGTCCCCACCTTTGCAGGTGCCACCTTCGAGCTGAACGGCAACTACTACATCATCGACGCGGTCAGTCAGTCGGTCGCCGATGCCGTCAAGCGCCAGTCTATCCACCTCAAAAAGATATGGGTCTCGGCCCGGTCTTTCTTTCCAAGTGACCCCGTCCTTTAAGGCTATCCCCTCCTCGGTCTTTAAGGCCGCTCAGTCCTTCAAGGATGACGGGAAGCCCTTCGCTCTGATTATCATCCTCGACTCTATGCTCTACGTTGAGGTCTCTGCCAAGACGGCAATCGTCTTTGAGCGACTTCTCAAGGGATGGACCGCAGAGACCATGCCGACCCTCTACCGCTCCAACCTCCGCACCTTCCTAGTCCTCAAGGGCGACGTTAAGGAGGTCACTTTAACCCGCATAAAGACCATCCTCAAATGACCAACACCGACCGCCTCGCCGCGACCCTTCGCCGGCTAAACACCGAGGCCCGTAGCCTCTCGTCCTACCAGACCGCGTTCGTGACCCAGTACGACATCACCCGCGTAACCATCGACACCGACCGCCTCCTGTCCGTCCTGTCGACGACCGACTCGTCCCGCCTCGACGATCCGAACGACCTCCTCGAACTCCGTGAGCGCCTGAACATCGTCCGCGCCGACTTGGCTTCACTCCTGGTCAGCGTCCAGAACCTCCACGAGAAAGCGGAAGAGATGGATAAGACCTTGAACGATGCTGAAAGCATCCTCGACAACCCCGACGACGTCCTGTAATCCATTCCCACATCCAACCCACTATGTATACCGCCGAGCAAATCGCCCAAGCCACCGCCGCCCGCACCCGCCAAGAGTACGAGGCAATCGACGCCCTCAACCAGACGGGAGCCAAGTTGCTCCTCAAGGCCCCGGCAAAATACGCCCACGATAAGGCCAACCCCCGCAAGGACTCCAAGGCCCTCCGCGAAGGCATCATGACGCACGTCGCTATCCTTGAGCCCGACCGCTTCGCCGCCTTCAAGCCCGAGCCCGACTGCGACAAACGCACGAAGGAAGGCAAAGAGGTTCACGCCTATTGGAAGTCCACCCTGCAGCCGACCGACGTTCCCTGCAAGGCCGACGAATATGACAACGCCCTTTCCTACTCGGACGCTCTCCGTGACGCTATGGCCCGGCATAACATCGTCCCCGTCGCCACCGAGGTCATGCTCAAGGCCGACTATATTGTCCCTATCAAGGGCTCCCTAGACATCATCGGCGCCGACGGCTACCTCTACGACTTGAAGACCACAATGGAAGAAGCCACGCCCAAGGGCTTTGGTCGCCAGATGATCTGGTCGGACGACTTCAAGTTACAGGCCGCTTGGTATCTCGCCTTGTGCAAGTACGCCCTGGGCACCCGCCCAAAAGGTTTCCGCTTTATCGTCGTCGAGAAGGAAGCCCCGTTCCTCACCGCCGTCTTCGAGCTACACGCCGACCTCATAGCCGAAGGGGAAGCATTGATGCTCTCGGCGCTGAAGTCTTACGAGGCTTGTAAGTCCTTTAACGAGTGGCCCTCCTACTCTGCCGAGGTCCAAGTCATCGCCCGCCCGGCGTCGACCGCTCAGGCCGCCCCTATCAACTTCGCCTAACCACAAAACAACACACACCATGCCAAAAAAGCCACAACTAGCAATCGATAGTAAACCACGGGACTTGATTACACAAAAAGAGGTAGCAGCCCTTTTGAATGTTCACCCAATCACCGTCGGTCGCTGGACGACTGCGGGACTAATCCCTTGTTACCGCGTCGGTCGCATCTTGCGCTATAAATTATCCGAAGTCCTCAACGTTACTTCTAAACCTATTAAATAATCTCCCACACCCAACACTATGGAAAACCAAAACGACCGTCCACCACTCACCACCATCGACAAGACCGGCAAGTATGTCCTCAAGATGTCCCTCCCCAAAGAAGACAAGGTCAAGGTCTACGAGGATGGAGTCGGCGCCCGCCTGTTCTTTAAGACCGCTGAAGGCCTCTGCTTCTCCAAGTCCTACGGCACCAAGTACGGCAAGAGCCTCGCTATGCTGGTCGGTAAAATCTCCGGTAAGTATGTTTCCGAGCCTAAGGCCACGCTCTCCGTCCCCGACTTCATCGACTACCTCAAGCCGGCGACCGCCACCTACTTCGAGGTCGAGGTCGAAGTCACGCCAGACGGCGAATGGCAGGGCCGTCCGCAATTCAAGTACAAGATGAACTTCCCCAAGGGCAAGGGTGCTGCCGCGTCGACCATCCCAACCCCGACCGACTGGTAATATGAGCGCACGACTCAAGACCCCCCAGACCATCGTCCTCCTGTCGGGTTACGCCCGTAGCGGGAAGGACACGTTCGCCGAGGGGATGATTAGACACAGCCAGGACATCAAGCGGATTGCTTTTGCCGATGCCTTGAAGGACGCGGCTAATGACTTCAGCATCAACCTAGGCCTGTCGGTTAACTTCCACGACGATACCGTCAAGGCCACCCACCGCGAAACCCTTGTCGCCCTCGGTCGCTTCGCCCGATCCATTCACAAGGACGTCTTCGTCTACAACCTCACCGAGGCCGCCACCCGTGAGCGTGGGCACGTTGTCGTCACCGATACTCGGTACATCAACGAGGTCGTCGTCACTAAGCAGCTGATGAATGAAGTCCGAGGCTGGCGAGTCATTCATCTCCACATCGAGACCGAAGGCGTGGGCCCGGCTAACGACGAAGAGGCCGCCAGCATCCGCGAGATGCTCGAAGGTTGCATCCCGACCCAGACCTACGTCTTCAAACCTAACACCGCCGTGACCCTCCGTGAGGTCGGCAAGTCAGTCGCTAAACACCTTGAACTATGAGCCGCAAAGAAACCAAGCAGCAAACTATCGACCGCCTCCTCGCTGAGTTAAAGGCGCAACAGGACTTGAACGCCCAACTCGCCAACGTGCTGAAGATGACCGAGGACGGTCAATGGGTCGTCATCTCCGAGAAGGACTTGAACCGCTACCGCAACGGCATCGACGCGCTGCTCAAGGCTGGGGATGCCCTGGTTAACTCTATGGGTAAGTTCACGGAAGAAGACGACGCAGTTGAAGCATGGAACGCCGCTAAGACCTCGGACAAGTTCTGATCATGTCCATCCCTACCGACGACGAACTGGCGGAGATGTCGACGGCTTGGGGCGTATCAATCGACCGCCTCCGCTTCCTCGCTACCTGTCCGCATTACGACTCCAAGCCACACATCCGGGTCGACGACTACAAAGACCCGACCGACCGCCACATCGCCAAGGCCATCAGGGAAGCCATCCGTGGCTCCTGGCTAACTGCTGACGCCGCCAAGATTGCGGGCGTAACCCTAAAGACCATTGAGGCCTTCGTCTGCCGTCATGGCATCATCTGGCCTCCCGGCTGTCGGCGCCGTCTCGAGTGGGGACGCGGCACGACCCACACGCACCGCCTTAACGACGAACACTCGAACCTCTTAGCCAAGGGAC